CGGGCTCGACCTGCCCTCGTACCTCACGATTGAGTTTGACGATGCGCTGCTGATTTGGATGGACACCACGTCGCGCGTGAACGCCGCCAAGACCGCCATCAGCTCGGGCGCCGTCTCGCCGAACGAAGCGCGGGATGAATGGTTTGGGCTCGGCCCCGTGCCTGGCGGCGAGACCCCGTACCTGCAGCAGCAGAACTGGCCGCTGGCCGACCTGGCGGATCGCGAGCCGCCCACCGTGCCGGCCGCGCCGCCGCCGACCCCCACCGCCGAGCCCGCCGAGGAGCCCGTCGCATGACGCTCGCCTTCTCGCGCGTCACGCTGCCGCCGCTCTGGACCGTCGACCAGGCCAAGGTCCATCTGCATCTCACCGGCACCGCGTACGACGCCGACGTGCAACAGAAACTCGACGCGGCCCAAGAAGCCGTGCTGTCGTATCTCGCCGCGGGCGGGGATGCGACCTGGACGGCGGCGACGGCGCCGCTCCCGGTCAAGCACGCCGTCCTGCTGCTGCTGTCCGCCTTCTACGAGGACCGCGGCGACGGCACGCCGCCCGACCCCTGGCCGCAGATTTACGCCCTGCTCGCGGCCTATCGCGACCCCACCATCGCATGACCATCGGCACGTATCGGCATCTCGTCACCTTGGATGTGCCAAACGGCAGCAGTGGCTATCTCCCTTTGAATCCAGCGACTTGGTACTGCGCGGTGCGGAACGACGGCGGGACCACGACCTTCGTCGGCCCGTTCCATCCTGGCCTGACCACACCGAACGCGCGGATTCATTTCGAGGGGCGCATCTTTCACATTGACGCCGCCGTGAACCGAGACGAGCGCGATGTCGAGCTCGAGCTCACCGGCCGGGAAGTGTTCGATGGCGACCAAAGTTAGCGTCACCTGGTCCGGCCTCGACAGCTTCATGCAGGAGCTCCAGACCCTCACCGCGGATCTCGTCGACGAGGCGAACACCATCATGGTCGACAGCGCGACCGACGCGAAAGCCGACATCGCCGCGAAGTATCCCTACAAGAGTGGCAAGTTGCGTGGCGGCCTCGTGCTGAAGCCGGCGCGCGGGCAAGTCCTGAGCGGCGCCGAGCTCGTCCAGACCGCGCCGCACGGCTACATCTACGAGCACGGCACGACCGTCCGCGCGAATAAAGCCGGCGCGAATCGCGGGCGCATGGGCGCGACGCCCACCTTTTTCCCCATCGCGGAAGCGTACCGGCGCCAGGCGATCCAGGACGTGATCTTCCGGCTCTATCAACACGGCGCGAGCCAGGTGTCGGGCACCGCCGACGAGGAGTAACGCATGGCCATCAAAACCGGTCGGTACGGGAAGGTGAGTTGGGACGCCGCGGGCGGCTCGACGCTCGTCGAGATTATTTCGCTGAACACGTGGACGCTCGACATGGCCATCGAGATGGAAGATGTGACCTGTTTCGGCGATACGAACAAGGTGTACATTCCCGGCCTGAAGGACTGCAAAGGCGAAGTCGGCGGCTTCTGGAACAGCGCCGATACCGCGCTCTGGAAGGCGTCGGATTCCGGCACGCCGGGGACGCTGAGTCTCGTCGTCAACAACCAAGAGCCAGGGTTCAAGTGGCAGGGGCCCGCCTACCTCAGCGCCAGCATCGACTGTTCGCTGGCGGCGCCGAAGGTCTCGGGCACGTGGGCGGCCTCCGGCGCGTGGACGGTCCCCGGCACCATCGTCGCCACCGGCGCGACCGCCGGCCTCCCGGGATCGTTCACGCCGGCCGGCGCGACGCCGCCCTTTGCCCTCGCCAACATGACCGGCATCGTCGCGTCCCCCGGCACCAACTGGACCATCGGCCAGCACGTCGAGATGGGGAACGGGTCCGACGTGTATTGGAACGGCACGGCGTGGACCGCCGGCGTGCATCCGTAAGTGTTCGACGAGCTCACGCTCCACGGCGCGCGGGGCACGCTGCTGTGGGGCTATCGGCCGGTCGCGGGGCTCACGTACTGGCGGATCTACAAGACGCCGCGCGCGTGGACCCTCACCGCCACCGTCGACCAGGCCGACGCCTGGCAATGCCGGCAAGCCGTGGCGTGCCGCGAGCTCGTGTTCACGGCGCCGCGCGGCACGACGCGGTTCAGTCTCGACGTGACAGACATCTCGCTCGCCGGTACCGAGCTACGGGCGATCGTGGGGGCACATGGGTGATTACTTTGTTCGACCGGGCACGACGACGCTCCCGATTTTCGACGGCCACACCATCACGGTAAAAACGTACCTGTCGCACGGCGAACGCGACGACAGTTACGGCCGCATGTACGTGATGAACGAGGACGGGAAGATGATCCCTGTGCTGAAGCAACTCAAACTCGCGATGGTGACGGCGTACCTGGTCGATTGGTCGGTCACGGATCGTGCCGGCGAGCGCGTGGAGATTTTCCAGCAGCCCGTCGAGGCCGTGGAACAAAAGCTGAGGAATCTATTCCCGGACGAGTTCGCCGAGATTCACACCGCCATCACGAAGCACGAAAAACAGATGCAGACGGCGCGCGCGCAGGAAAAAAAACGATGGGCGACCGCCGCCGCAACGACCTCGCCCTTGCCCTCCGCTGTGGCTGGCGCGTTGACTGGGTCCGTGAGTTAGACGAGCGCGATTACGCCGTGCTGATTGAGATGCTGAACGAGCAAACCTAATGGCGGTCACTGCGAAATTCGTCGCCGACTTTACCGACTTCAACAGGGGCGTCAAGACGGCCGAGACGGCGATGCTGTCCTTCGAGCAGCAGGTCGACAAGGCCGGCGGGCGGCTGATGGACGTCCGAGGCTACCGGGACAGCACGGCCGCCGCGGGCGGGTTCGCGACCGAACTGCGCAAGGTCGACGGGCTGCTCGCCCAGGCCGGCGTGAACATCGCGCCGCAGATTCGCGCCGTCTCGGAACTAGGCGAGATGGCCGGCAAGACGGCGGGGCAAGTCGGGACGCTCGGCACGGCGTTTGGTCTCGCCAGCGCGGCCATGACGGGCTGGAATATCGGCCGCTTCATCGCCGACCTGACGGGCAGTGACGCGATCATCGGCCGCTTCGTCAACGAATTGTTTGGCGTCTCGGAGGCGGCCCAACGCGCGGGCGCCAAAGCCGACGTCCTCGCCCTCGCCTCGAAGAACGCCGGCTATGAAGTGACCGACTTCAACGAGGCGATGATCATCACCCGCGCCGCCGCGGACAAGATGGCGGCGGGGCAGGAGAAGGTCGCCGCCGCCACCCGCGCGACGGCGGACGCGGTCCATACGGCGGTTGAGGCGACGGTCGCGGCGGCCAACCGCGCGACGGACGCCGCGGCGGCGCGAGCGACGGCCGAGCGCGCCATGTGGAACGACATCGGCGTCGGCCGGATGGAATACGAAGCCGCGCAGCAAGCGGCGACCGAGCGGGAAGCGGCGCAGCTCCGCGGCTTCTACAACGAGATGGGCGTCCTCGCCCAGAACGCCTGGTCGCCCGAGCCCATCGTGGACTGGGTCGAAGCGATTGAGGAGATTGCGCCGGCCGTCAAGGACGCGGCCGAGGCCGTGCGCGACTTCGGCCAGGCCACCCACGCCGCCGGCGTCGGCCCCAATCCGAGCGTCGGCGGGTCGGTGGCCGGGATGGCGCCGACGTGGAATCAGAACCAAGTCGCGCGGTACGGGGCGGGCGGGTACCTCGGCACGGGCTCGCCGATCAACATCAATATCAACGGCTCGGTCCTCGGCAATAAAGACGAGATCGCGCGCGTCGTCGGGGACGCCGTGACGAGCAGCTATCGCACGGGCGGGAACCGGCTCCCGGTCTAATGGCCCTCACTGGCAGCCAGAAAGCCTACAAATACGCGCTGAGCAACGTCGCGCGCTCCGGTGCGACCCGGAGCGGGTACGTCGGCGGCCTCGTGTTCATCTCGGTTGGTGGGCTCCCGCAGCACGTGCAGATCGACTTGCTCGAAATCGTCGATGAACTCAATGAGACGCCGAATACCTGCCGCTTCCGCATCATCGGCCCCACGACGGTCACGACGGGCCTCGAGGTGATCCTCACGCTCGGCTCGCAGAACGGGCAGCGCCTCTTTGCGGGGCACGTGCTCGACGTGCAGCAGTCGTACTGGGCGAAGCCGGTCAACGTGCGCACGGACGTCCAGGCGGTCGACTACACGTGGCAATTCGGGTTCCCGAAAGTCACGAAGAAATACGCGGGCCTCAGCGCCACAGCGATTGTGCAGGACCTCATCGCGACCTATGCCGCGGCGAACGGCTTCACCGGCGCGAACGTCGCGGCGGGGCTGCCGACGATTCCCGAGATTACCTTCACCAACGAGGACCTGGGCGAAGCGCTCTCGCGCACGGCGAACCGCATCGGCGCGTATTGGTACGTCGACTATTTCCGCGACGTGCATTTCTTCTTCACCGATACGGCGCAAGTCCCGTCGGCGCTGGTGCCGACGCATCCCTCGCTCGCCAACATCACCCGCGAATCCGATCGGAGCCAGGCGTTGACGCGCGTGTATGTCGAGGGCCGCGGGTCGACGCTGCTGAGTGCGGTCCTCATCGGCGACACGATCCTGCCGCTCGAAGCGGTCGATATGTTCGCGGCCTCGAGCGACGTGTTTGTCAAAGCGTCGTTCCAGGGGTCGGAGGGCGGGGCGCAGCATCTCAACTACAACGGCGTCCTCCCGGGCGGGGCGGGCACGCTGGTCGGTCCCGGCATCGGTCCCTCGGCGGCGCCGAATCTGGCGGTGACGAGTGGGAGCGGGCTGGGGACCGGCGTCTATCAATACGCGGTGACCTTCGGGACGGCGGCCGGCGAATCGCTCCGCAGCCCGCTCGGGTCGGTGACGACCGGCGTCATGGCGGCGCCGACGACGGCGCCGACCGCGGGCACGCCGACGGTCGGGGCTGGCCTCGACCCCGGCGTGCATCAGTACGCCGTGACGTTCACGACGGCCGCCGGCGAAACGACGCCGGGACCGTTCAGCGTCCCGGTCGTGACCGGCACGCCGTCGATTCCCGATCCGACGACGGCGCCGACCGGCTTTACGCCGCCGGACACGTACTTCGGCAACCTCGTCAAGAATGGGTCGTACCGCATCAAGTACGCCTATGCGACGGATACCGCGTCGCCGCCCGCCAATGTGACGGCCGTGTCACCGTCCTCGGCGGTGATTCGGGCGAATACCAACTCCGGCATCAGCCCGCCCGAGCAGGGCGCGATCACGACCTCGATCCCGTGCTCCGCCGATCCAGCGGTCAAGCGCGTGCATGTGTATCGGACCACCAATGGGG